CTGAGGACCAGTAGCACCCTGAAACCCTTGCGGACCCTGAGCGCCCTGAGAACCAGTAGCACCCTGTGCACCAGTAGAACCCTGTGCACCTTGCGGGCCTTGAGCACCCTGTGCACCCTGTGCACCTGTAGAGCCGATAGCGCCCTGTGCACCAGTCGCACCTTGTGCGCCTTGTGAACCGACAGGGCCAGCGTTATCTGAGCCGACAACGGTAATAACGTGGCCGACAGCAACACCGATGGACTCGAAAGCCCTGGTGACGGTTACTTCAACCGATGCCACTAGATTCTCGTAACGTCAGCGAGTACGTTTACCGTGCCCTGTAGAACCGTTGTAATTGTCCCTGAGGCGTTTTCTTGCAGGTCCCAGTAGTAGTAGCCGGGGTCCAATGCTGCGGTGCTTGTAGCAGAAAACACGGCTTGCATCACGCCGTTAGCGCCGTCTGTGATTGAGCAGGTGCCGGTGGCTGAGATCGCTGCAATGTCAGGCGTGGACCGCAACTGGGATGCGTAGGTGCGGCCCGTAATGTTGATTGGGGTGGTGCCGTCAGAGGTCATGGTGACCTGTACCGTTTCGGTGTCACCACGCACAAAAGTTAGGTTCTGAACTCCAGGTGCAGCCATCGGCGCTAGTCTACACTACTTCTTTCCACGGTTCCTGGCTCGGTTCCGTGACGGCGACTCCGACACAATACGACCGTCTTTCGTGTGGGACATGTCGTTGCCGCCTTTGCCCATGACACCACGGTCACGGCGGACCTTAGCCAACTCTCGACGTTTCGCCATCTGGCCGGGGGATTTGTTGAAGGCTGTGTCGTAAGCCTTCTTTTTCTGTTTCGCTTCAGGGTTGTCCCGGTAATATTTGGCGGACTTTTTCGGGTTGGCCGCCTTACGGGGAGCCATTACCACTTCACCTTGTCAGCCCAATAGGCGGCAGACATTTTGCCCTTAGCGATGTTCTTGGCGTGGCGGGCTTTGAACGCACGGTTGCGGGCGGTGCCGTCAGGCGAACCCTGAACACCTTGCTGGCCGAAACGAATCAACTTGATCTTGCTGCCTTCCTTGGCAAGGACAGCATGGGACTTTTTTGCGTTCGGGGTGCGCTTGGGTTTGTTGTAACCGGAGAACCGTTCGCCACGATATTCGATGCTCATTGGTTTGCCGCCCAAGCGTTATCGACAAGGTTCGGGTACTTGCGACCGGCTTTTGCCGCCCGAGCCTTCGCAGCCTTCTTCTGGCTGTCAGTCAACTTGGTTGATTTCTTGTTCGGGTTCTTCTTATCCCAAAACTGCTTTTTCACGATGGCTCCATTTCAACAGCACCAGAATCAGATAATACCTGATAGGCCCCCGGAGTGATAGAGGCAATTTGCCCTGGAGCCAGAATGTATGTGTCGTTGCCAATGGTCGCTTTCACGGTCCGTTTGGCTCGGACTTTAATTTGGACTGTGGGGGCTTCCCACTCTGGGTCACTGAGCAGTTTCCCTGGGGGTACCGCTGCTACTAGTTTTTTGACTGCTTCAGCCCAAGAGAATTTGTTTGTTCCGGCTGGGCGTTTCCGGGGGAGGCGCAGGTCGTATGCGTCTTGCATTGCCAGTTTCAACTTTTGCAGGTTGGGTTCGTCCCATTGGCCGACTGTTTGGGCTGGGGATTTTCCACAAGGGACGGTCCACTGGGCGAGGTGCATGAATTCTCGTTGACCTGTGGATTCAGAGACAATGGTGGGGATGCCCATAGCGATTGCCTGTAGCGGCATCAGGCCGAATCCTTCGCCTCTGGCTGGGGCTACGAAACAGTCAGCCTGGTTGTACCAGTCTCGTTGGGTTTCTTTGTTCATCCAGTCCCGGTACAACTTGATGTTTGGATGTTTGATTTCTTCGGTGTCGAAGGCGTGGGGGGCTGCTTTGATGTGTAGTTCTGCGTCTGGCAGGTTGAGTTCGGTGAAGGCCCGCACAACCAAATCTAGGCCCTTACGGAGCCATAGGGAGCCTCCTGCGTGGAACCTGAACGGGCCGTCCGTCTCACGGTCCTCCGGCTTCCAGAAGGTTAAGTCAACCCCGAGTGGCACCACAGTGGTATTCGGATGCCATTCAGAAAAAAGTTCTAGATTGTGTTCGCAAGGGACAAGAATCTGGTCAAACTGGCTGAACCACGGGTGCATGAAGTTTGGCATCGTGTCCGTTTCCCACATTGTGAACAAGACACGGTGCTGACCTTTATGCCAACCAGGGATGGTGCCCGGTAACTGCATATGCACATTGACCGAGGCATGTTTGTCGAACGTTACCGTTTTCGGTGCTGCTGACAGGAAGCCGTCAAGCATCGAGCCGTAACCAATTTTGGGGTCACCGACCCCAGTCCAAGATTGGTAGTTCATTCCGCTGGGGCTGACTTAAGCCCTTCAATCTGCCACTTCTCAGTGGCGTGTTTCTCTAAAACAGAACATCCGTCTATTTGTCTTGGCTGCAACCCCTGTTGACGTAAACGCTTGTACGCAGGCATATCTCGCTGCCAGCGGCGTTCACGGTCGTTCGTTTCACCAACAACAGAACCTCTGGTCGTGGTGGTGTTTGCGCCCATGCGGACACCAAGAATCTTGCAACCGAAACATCCGTCAACATCTGTCGGATGAATTTCCCTATGCTTCAATGTAAGCCCCATAGCCTGCTGCTCGCAGGTCCGCTTCTTCCTCGGCGGTAAGAGGATGGATGTGGCCGCCATGGTAAATCTTAGCGATGTCATTCGAATCTGCCGGGTCAGTTTCAATGAACTGTCCGTTGGTCAATTTGAAAACATTGCGGCCTCTCGGCCAGCCGGACAGATACGAGAAAATGCCTTCACCGCTTCCGTCGTCAAACAGAACGAACGGGTCAGTTGGTGGACGAAACGTTGCCATTGCCCAAGAATAGCAAGAACCCGCCACCCCAACGATGACGGGTCCTTACTACCAGTTGTAGAAAAGGGTTTTCTCTCCCCATTCGCAACAACGCTAGTAAAACACAAAGCCCCCTCCGACGCAAATCGGAGAGGGCCTGTGTTTCCTTGTCGGAAGAGTTAGGCGTTGCTGCCGATGCTCGAAGCCGACTCGATACGGCGGAGTGCTTCCTGACGGAAGACCGAGTAGCCGACGAAGTGCTTCCAACCCACCGGGCGGAAACGCTTCAGGAGGTCGGTCACCGTGCCGTACACGATGCTCGGCTGTGCGCCGTACTCGCCGCCGAGGGACACGCCCTTGGCGAGAGCCTGGCGACCCATGATGAGGGTGCCGTAGACATCGATGGTTCCGGACGAAGACGAGTTGTTCGACGCATCCACGAACAGCGGCGCACGGGGCGACTCGATGAAGCGCACCATGTCAATCATGCCGATTTCGCCGTTGTACAGACCTTCGCCACCGACGTACTTGTAGGAGTCACGCCAGCCGCCAGCGTCCACGTTCGAACGGAAGTCGAACGAAACGTCGGGGTGGATGAATCCGATGTACGAACCGTTGACGGTCGGAACGTTTGCCTTGCGCAACTGTGCGACGGCCTTGCGGACATCGTTGATGTGCAGAACGTCATCGGTGTTGACGGTCGTGCGGCTCGTCGGGTCGGTTGCACCGCCCGTTGCGTACAGCACGTTGTCGCCAGCCTGAAGGACATCACGGCAGATCGTGTCAATCGACAGACCGGCGTTGAAGCCGACAGCGTTCGCCGCAACCGGGTCAACCGGGAGGAACGAAGATGCCCGCAACTTGGCGGTCGTGACGGTCGCATTGCCGTATTCCTTGAGGGTCACCGTGACCTGGCTGTCGCTCATCGCAACGGGGGTCACATCCTCGGCTTCACCGAGTTCGGTCGTCGCTGCTGCGAGGTCAGCGAAGATGGTGAACTTGACGGTTGCGCCGGGGTTCGTGGCGTTCGTTGCCTGAACGTCAGCAAACTGGTCGTAGTACATTTCGGGGCGAAGGGCGAAGTACGCCAACTTCTCAAAGGCTGTCTGGTCAACGGTAAGGTTGCCAGTGCCGGTTTCTGCTGCGTAATAGTCAGCCATTTTGGGTTTCTCCTTGTGAGGTTAGAGTTCGATTCCTTGTGCTCGTGCCTCATCGAAAATCGCTAGGAGTTCTGACTCGTTGTTGGCGTTCCTGATTCGGTCCACCCAAGAGGCGGGCGGTGGTGCCGTTTCGCTTCCGGTGGCAATTTTGTTTGTTTCCTGCCACTTTTGCTTATCGGTGTCATCGACCGGTTTCTGGGGTGTAATCAGTTGTGCCTCTTCGGCGGCCTGCCGGATTGCGTCTGGAGAAAGTTCGCCGTCGTAGCCTTTGACGAAGTATCGGAATTTTGGTTCCGATGGGTCAATTCCTGCTTTAATGAAATTGAATTCTCGTCTGGCTACTTCTGCTTCCGCTAACTGCTTGCGCAGGTCTCGGGTTTCTTTTTCCAGTTGCTTCATCCTTGCCCTGACGGGGTTGGATTCCTGCTGGTCGTCGTCGTAGAACTCGTCTTCGAAGTTCGACATATGGCACTCTCCGTTTCTGCCCACACCCAACCGGAGGAGTTGGATGGCTGCGTTGGTTGGTTACACCCCGATATGTACTCCACGGGTACGGGGGCTTCCCGTGGGTTCTGGCACTCGGCCTCGTGTGAAACTATAGCACAAAGGTTTAGTTCTGCAACTATTGGTTGGCCGTGCCGAGACCTGCTACGCCACGTTGTCCTGCTGCGAATGTTCCGCCTGATTCGAACTCTGCTTGACGGCGGCGGCGGCGGGTTGCGATGCGTTGTGCTGCCTGGGCGTTCGTGCCGAGTGCAGCGCCGATCTGTTCGGCTTGACTGACTGTTTCTTCGCCCGCCATCTGTGCTTCGAACAGTCCTTGTTGTTGGGCGATAGCAGAAAATCCTTGTCGGGCTGCGGCGGTTGTGACACCTTGGGCTTGGAGTTCTTCTGCTTGTCCTGCTGAAAGAGCAATGTCGGCTTGGCTGCGGGCTTGGCCTGCGATACCGGCTGCCCCGATCTGCTGCTGGAACAAGGTTGCGTCTTTTTTGCGTCCAAGCGCATCTGTTGCTTTTGTGGGGTCGAGGTAGTAGGCGGCAAGGTCGGCTTCCGTAATACCGTACAACTGTTGAAGTTGCTGTTTGGTGGCGGTGTCAGCCTGTTGTGCGGCCCGGTACCCACCGACAATACGGTTTTCGAGTTCTCTAACCGAAATGTCAGAGCCAATAAATTTGGCTAGGTCGGTAGGTTGGTCATAGAACCCAAGCGGCATACCAGTATTACGGAGGGTGTCAATATAGTTTTTTTCAGCACGGATGTACTCTGACGGTTTTAGGGGAGCCATGCCGTTATTGATGCGGAACTGGTTTCCGATAAACCGGTTGTCGTACGCCTGTTTGGTTGCGGGGTCTGCTTCGATAGCGGCAGCAATCTGGTCAGTGTCTTGGATATTGATAGTTGTATCCGGCAACAATTTGGTTTCCAAAAGGTTGTACAAAAACCCGAGGCCAAGGGAGTCAAGTTTCTTTTTCAGGTCTGCGGCGGTAGCCATCAACGTACCTTTCCAAACAATTCGTCTACTGTGTCAATCATTGTGCGGTAACGGTCCGAAGCCTCAGCGGTCTTCTTCCACTCGGGAAGAGTCCGCAGATAGTTGCCCCATTCAGTAGCGTTCATCGGGCGAGATTCGCCACTATCAGGGTCCTTGTAAGTCAACAGTTTCTTGAACTTGTCGTTCGTAAAATCGACTCTTGTAGGGTCCACCCCGAGAACTTGTGAGGCAATCGACTTGTAGGTGCCGACCGCCGAGTCGAGGTCTCCGGCGTCGAGTTGTGCAGCGAAAGACGGGTACAAAGACTTGGCCTGATTGCGGAACACGTTTGTAATTTGTTGGGCGGTAATTTCGCCACGAAGAGAGGCTTGGACGTAGCCTTCGATTTCGTTGTCGGACAGTGACAAACCGTATCGGCGTGACAGTTCTCGAAGCGCTGCTGCGTCGGCACCCTGTTGAAGCGCAGTAGGGGCAGCGGTCGGGGTTCCAGTTGGGGTTTGACTTTGGCTTTCGCCAACGATTTGCCTGCCGATGGCGTCGTTGATTTCTGGTGTATCCCAGTTGGCCTTAAGGGAGTCGGCAGCAATTTTTTTAATTGCTTCCGGGCTTAACGTATAACCCCGTGCTTTTGCTGCATCGGAAATAGAGTTTTCACGGGCGGCAATTTTGTCTGCATATGCCTTATCGCCGGTAGTGGTTTTTGTAATGTAGTCGTATTCTCCAGACCCAAGGCCCTTATACCAGGTACTAGAAGAAATGTTGGTTGCGATTTCTTCAGGTGTCTGCTGCTGGATATAGCCGGTACGGATAATCTCTGCAATTTCTGGGTTTGTTTTATAGATTTGCAGCAAACCGGGGTAACGGCTGGCTACAAAGTTTTCCCATTCCCCGGAGGCGACAAACTTTCTGCGTTGGGCGGTGGTGGCGGCGGCTGGCCCCGATGGTCCGCCAGATACACCTTGGGGTGCTCCCTGTTGCCCCAATGCGAGCGCTGCAGTTGCTTGTATTTCTTCTGGCGTCATCGCTTCAATAGCGCCAGTCATTTCTTGCATGTATGCGGCGACTTGTGCGTCCACTTCTGCTTGCCGAGCCTTTTTCTTGGCTGCCATGTCTATTTACCACCCATCAAAAGTTTGTGGACCGCACCAAACACAGAGTTTAGGCGACGAGTATCAACTTGTTCACCGAAATCTTTTTCGATTCTTTTGGTAGCGAACTGCTGAACGGATGGGGCTTCGGTAGCGACTCCTCCCGCTTGGTATGCCTTTTGTGCGGTAACCTCCTGCTGCTGAAACGCACGAACCATTGCATCGAGTTGTTTGTCGTCAAGTGAGCGCCCCAAAAGGGTTTGTGCAGACTGGTTGATGACGGCTTTAATATCTGCGGGGTTAGATACTTTGTAACGGGTGACACCTCCACCGCTTTTCAGTTTTACCGCCTGCTGCTGAACAAGGTTGAGGGCCGTTTCGGCATCGACACCTTCACGGTTTGCCACAGCCAGAACCTCTCCGTAGGCGCTGCGAGTCTGGTTATCTACCACGCCAAGGGAAAAGTTGTTGCCGAGAAGGCCGGAAGCATTAAGGCGCATCTGCCATGATGCGATGGTTGGGCGGGAAAACCCGCTCAAACCGTCGAGGTCTTCTACAAAGTAGCGAGGTTCGACAGTACGCTGCGGCAGGTTAGGGACATAGGGAGTCGGCAGGTTTGACGCAATGCGCTGCTGGGCCGATGGGGCTGTGTACCCTTCGTAGGTTGTTTCACCGGTCGCAACATTTGTGACCCTGCGGCCCTCGACACCGATTGCGCTGCTGTACTTTTTGTCATCGACAACGGTAACCGGGGTAAATGCTGGCAACTGTCCACCGAACGCTCCCTGACCAGGGATAGTTGTGGGTGTAGCACCCGGCGTGGTTGTTGTGGTCGTGTCTTCAGGTCCGGTCATGCTCATTGTTGTGTTGCTCCTGCCGCAGCGAGATCGGTTCTGTCAAATTCTTTCACAAGGACGTTGGTCCAAATCGGGTTGAACTCGGGTGTCTGTTCGGCAATTGTCTTACCGATATCGAAAAGGTACTGCCGGAGGCTGGCCGAAGCCTCAACGTCGGTCCAGTTGTTAACTGTGACAGACGGGTCGGCGGCAACCATCTGTTGAATGGCGGTTTCCCGCAACGTCATATAGTTTTTGAGAGCGACGCCTTGTGGCATCCTCAAAATTTCTGCGTCGTTAATCATCTTTTTCACATCGTTCATTTGAAGTCTGCGCCTTACTTCGGCGTCAGCGACTCCCCCTAGGATGCTCCATGTCGGGAAACGCTGCTGGATTTCAGATTTGACGGATGCCTTGTATTGGCGGGCTTCTGTAGTGTTTTCTTGCCCACGGGGAATTTGGGACACTTGGTAGTCGTACCAAGCATCGGCCGAAAGATTTGCGCCTTCTTCGATAGCAACCTTTGGGTCTTTGACTTCTCGCCAGTTCAGCAATGTTTGCTGAACGAACACCTTATTGTTGTATTCTCCTTCTTGCGGTCCGAGGTAACCACCGGCGTTCGGGTAAGTGTCAATAATCTTTTTATTGTCAAACACCCAATTCTGGTATTCCTTAGTTGGCTGCAAGCCGGGGACGTTGGTTTCTGAACCGGAACCGAGCATCGCCCAGATACCGGTGCCGTAGCGGTCGAGGACGGTGGCGATGGCTTGGCTGAGTGTTCCACCCTTGCCCATCACTTCGTTTTCGATGTTGCGGATTTCGTCTAGCACGATGCCTTGGAGGACGGTGCCCTGTTTGGTTTCTTGGAAGAACTGGGTGATTGATGCTGCCGGGAGGAACGCTCGGGATGCGGCCCGGATGACAGCGTATACATCTGAAAGTGCGTCAGCGTCTTCGAGTAGTTGGGCACGGCTCTCGGGGGTAAGGGAATATTTGTCTACGTCAGCAGCCAACTGTCGAGCAATCGGCAAAACTGAAGCCTTTTTAATTTTTTCGACGTTTGGCCCAGATACTTTTTCAAGCAGTCCCCAGAATGTGTCTAGTTGGGGGGCGAACCTGCTTCCGATTCCCGCTACGCCTTCGGTGAGGTATTGGGCGAATTGGGGTATGACATAATCTCGGATGTCTACGCTGACATCGCCTGTTGCAAATGGGAACAAGGACGACTTGACGTTGGCCCATGTTTTGCTTTGCGGTTCCCATGTTGATGCCCCGATAGAGACAACGGGGGAGAAACCGGGGGCGGTTGAACCGACAAGCGACAAGTTGCGAGTTGGGATGACCAATTGGGCATCACCACCAAAAGTTCTATAAATCCAACGGCTAAGCGGCACCGTAATAACTTGCTTGTTGGTTGTCGGGTCGTTGTGGATGATGCTGTTGTCTTCCTGCGTAAAGGGTTCACGGAACTCTTTAAGTTGACGGGTAAGCATGTCAACTTTGTGCAGGTTGGCTGGTTTCTTCATCAGTTTGAGCCATGTTGCCCACTGTTCACGGTATGCGTCGAAGAACATGAACAGAATTTGGTGGCGGTAACCGAAGTACGACTTGTTGTTTTGACCGTTGTACAGTAGGCTGTCTACGACATCTCGGGCGTGTAGGGACGCCAGTTCGGTGACCTCTTTACGGTTCAAAGTGCCGGACGCTTGTTCGGCGGCGTCGTTCAAACGGTCAAGCAGATAGTCGGGCAACTGATCGACGTTAGAGCCAATAATGGACACCGCTTCTGTGTTGTCCATGACCGGCATCAGTTCGGTAACACGTTTCCAGTATGCTTGCACCCACAACGGGTTACGGGCCATAGCGGCAGACGCTTTCGTGTAAAGGCTGAAAGTGTTGTACATCCAGTTGGCGTTGCGGGTTGCTTTGGCGTTTGTGCGGATGTTGGGGTAGTAGGGCACAAGGTCCGGTGCTTGCGGGTTGTCGAGCAGTTTTTCGGCAACCAATTGTCTGAACTCTGGTGTTGTTTCGTATACACGGTCAACGAGGTCCAATACAACTTTGTCGCCATTAAGCGTTCCGGTTGAAATAACATCGAGGATGTCGGGGTCGAGTGCTGTCCGTTGGCGAATGTCAGTAGCAATTTCGTTTACACGGGCACGGGCACCTTCGATTGTTTCCCAGTCCCATCCGGCTTTGACGTTGAAAAGGTTTTTAGTATATTCGTTGTACGCTTCTCGTAGGTCGCCGCTGAGAAGTTCTCTTGCGACACGTTCAAGCGACGCCGAATCTCCTGTTTCCAGTGCTTTTGCAACAGCACGATAATCGGCGTTAAGTGTCATGTCCGCAATATCGCTTGCTTGGGCGGTAACCCAGGAACGCCGCATCGCCTTTTCTTTTTTAGTGATATCTGCCGGGTTGGACACTTTACGACTGACAACACTCTGGACATCTGAACGTTCCATGTGCGACCTGATTGTTTGCTGGTCGTATGTTGACTCAATATGGCCTTTGACGTTGTTGCTCAACCGCCTAGTTGCTGACGGCAAACTGTCGTTAATCGCTTTGTTTAACTGTTCAATACGGCCTTCGATTTGGTCGATGGTTCCGTATTTTTTCTCCATTTTATTAATTCTTGCTTGAATTTTTGCGAGGCGGGCAGGGTCAGCAGTTGCCTGTTCACGAGTTAACGCATCGTAATCAAATTTCAAATCTTCAAGAATGGCTCGTTCTTTAGCCGCTTTTTCAGCGTCCATGATGATGTCACCAAATACGTCGTAGTTAAGGTGACCGCTGTAGATGGCGGCAACGTATGTACCAAGGTTCTCGAAGTTCCCAGAGAACGCCACACGCAGCATTTCTTCCGGGATAACACGGAGAATGTAACGTATGGGGAGCGGGGCACCGAGAGCGGCTGGTTTAGCCCAATTACGCAGACCAGACTCGATAGCCCTTGCCAGCACACGTTCACCGTTTATTGTTGATGCGACTGCTTTTGATGCGGTATCCGAACCAGAAGTAATTTTCTTCAATCCACGAATGACTGGGTTGAGGTCACGGACAAGTTCGTCAAGAACTTCGGGGGACATCATAAATCCGCCACGAGAAAGCAACTGTGTAATCCGCAACGGCCCGTCGCCTTCATCGAACCATTCGATCGGAATATCGTCAGCGAGGTCTTCCAAGGTGAAACGGGTGATATCGTCGCCTTTCCACCGGTATGAGGTGAACAGTCGGATGGTTTCTTCATCCCATCCGGCTTTTCTCATTCGAATAGTTAAGGCTTTTTCGTTGGCCTCCTCAAAGAAATCGTCCCATGCTTTTGAGGTGTTTTGTTCAACGGCGTCGAAAAGTTTTAGCAACACAACTTCTCGGTCTGCGCCCTTAACGCCCGACACTTGAAGCACCCTGTCGGCACGTTCGACCGCTAAAGCGGCGTCGTCGAATGGGATGTATGTGCTGTCAGGCATCATCGCTGTCTGCTTTGAGTACCTGTCTACGTTCTGTTTGACTTTGAAACCGGTGTTGCTGAACCAGTCTTTCCAACCGCTGTACGGGAGGATGCGTAGGTTATGGTCGGGGTCTCCGGCGTATACGGCTGCTTCAATTGCTCGCCACACTTCGTCTGGTGTTTTGGCTTGGGCTATAGCAATGGCAGCACCAGGCGATTTTCTTTTTAGCCAGTCACGCCAAATGACAACAGGATTGTTTTCGTCGGCCAAGCGCTGAAGAAGTTGCTTGCCTTCTTTGCTGAAACGCATATTGTTTAGGTTGTTTGGTTCAATGGTGCGGGGAGCATCATCAATTAAACCGAACGTGGTGCGACGGTCTTTTAGGCTTTCTTTGACATCTTGGAGTTCTTCTGCACTCATGCGGAAACGGTCCGCATCGTCAAGATTTTTTACAGCCTGGTTGGTCGGGAACTTTTCCCCAGTAAGCAGATCGATGTGTTGCAGTTTGCTGGGTTTCCATACCACGGTTGCGGTGTGGTCCCCGGCACTGCCAATGCGAGCACCACCGTTATAATTGAGACCATCGTACCCAGCCTCGACCAACGCCAAAACAACGGGGCTGGTTTTGTCACCTATGTCGATAGGCCATGCGCCAGACCCGAACCAATCATCGAGTTCTTTACCTACGGATGTTAGAACATTGCCTTTTTGTGGTGCGGTTACTTGTTCGAATACCGGGTTGTCGACAATAAGACGAAGAAAATGCGCCCCAAGATAGGCCCGGAGATAGCGGAGACGCTCAGATGTTTTCAAATCTGAGGCAGCCTCAAAAAACCCAAGCGGCTTTAACAAACTTTCTATATCGTCGAAAGTGGGTAATGCGTCCGAAGCAATTCTAGATTGTTTTCTTGACTGCTCAACAAATTGTTTTATATATGTATTGTTAGTGTTCGCTTGCAGGCCTTGAATACGTTTATCCCACGAATTAACAAAATATTCGAATGAATCGATTGACAGATTAACGTATTCGTAGACAAATTGGTCCGCCTGTGTGTCTGTCAAACCAAGTACTTTTTTCACACCATCTGTCATATCCGCCACTAAATTTCTAAATGGGCGAATATCTGGTGGGGAAGTAGGGCTCTTAAACTTCGACGAATAAACGGCCTGGTTAAGTTTTTGCCACCGGTCAAGCGAATAATTTACGAGCGCTTGCCCCTGTTCCGACAACGTTGACGTAAAAGCATCGTCCACAATCTGTTTGATTGCCGGGTCAATAGACGCTTCTCCGTCGATGATGTTGAGGTTCGACATGTCGAACTTCCAAACCGCTGCATCGCCCTTGTTGAGGCCGGTAGAACCAAAAAAACTTCCTTCAGGGAGAATCCCTTCGACAGCCCTTATTTGCTCTGGTGTAATGCCATCCCAAGACAAGGCACCTGGCACGTTGTATCCGTTAGTGCTTGCAACAAGAGCCTGGTCGGTGACATACAGACCTTCGCCAAACAGGTTTCCTGTATTTGGCACAAAGTTAGGGTCGTCAACATCAAGGAATGATTCGATAGTTTTTCCGGTTATATATGACCTGTCGCCACTATAAACGGTTCCCTCTTGACGTTGAAACGTGCTGCGGGCAACAGCGTTCATGCGGTCCGTATCAGCCAATTTGCGGGTAACTGCTGCCTCCAAACCGTTTTCGGCTTCGATACGCAACGTCTCTGCAAGATCGCCTGCCTTGCGGGCGGCAACATATTCCGTAGCAACCTTTTGGCTCATCGACCCATAACGCTTGATAAGGGCGTTTGTTGGGTCCCAATACATACCGAGATCGAGACCAATATCAAGACCGGTTTCAAAAAAATCGCTAACTAATTGGTAAAGTTCGCCATCACGCTCAATAAGTTTGGCGTCAACCAGCATGTCTCCGGCCAAACGGCCAGGTTCAACATTTTGGTTCAACCACGCATCTTGAGGAGACACATAAACGGGTTTTCCTGCACGGGCGAGGTTTTCGGCATATGTGCCGATTCGGGCACCCATGTCATCACGGGCCCGTTGACCGGTTTCTCCCTGGGCAAACCAGCCACCACCAAAGTCTGCGCCTTCGCCGCTTGCAATGTCAGAAATGGTCTGTCCAAATGTAGTGTTAACCGCTGCAATTTCAAGGTTGGAAGTAATCCTTTGGGGATTAAGAGCGTAAGTAAAACGTTCCCAGGCGTTGCCGTCCATTTGACCGGCCACCCATGCGTCACGAAGGGTTTGGCGAACAAAGTTTTTGGGGAATTCAGCCGCCGCAAGCGGAAGAATTGTTGCGGTTTTGGTAAACCCTCGGGCTGCTTTTGCGACCGGCTCCAAAAAATTTGGCGACATATAACTGATACCGGCACCAGCAAAGTGAAATGGGACACCAATAATTTTGAACGGTGTAGCAATTACATCTTGTGGGCCGATGCCTTCACGGAAAATACCAGGGCCTTGCATCCCCCGCAACGAATACGATTCTTTGTCAAGGTTGATGACGGGGACACGTTCTTCGAGGGCTTTACGCCGTTCTTCTGCGGCTTGAAGTTCTGCAGCGGAACGGACACGCAAACCAACAGGTTCCTGGCCTTCAGCAACAAACGCTGCTGTTGGCGCTGGTGTACCAATCGTAATTTGAAGCGGTTTACCAGTTCTCGGGTCGGTGACAGTAACAACGTCACCTTCCTGTGCTGTGGCGAACTGCGACAAAGCCGACTTACCAGGCTTGTTCTTGTCAATCACCTGCTCGGGAACAAGGCCCTGCTTCAACAACTGTGTCTGAAGGTTCTTATACAGGTCATCAACTTCGCTGATGCCTGCAACCGCAGCCGATGCTACAAGTTCGGGGCTTGCGTAACGCCCAAGAATATACGCTTTGCCGAACTGTCCAGCCAACTCGGGTGTAATCGTCGCTTCAAGAGTCTTCCGTTTTGACTCTTTAATAATTTTGCGTGATTCAACTGCTTCGAGGGTGGCGAGATCGGTAAGAGTTCGTACCATTAACTTTCCAATGCGATGAGAAGTTGAATCAGGTTAGGGTTGGGGTATTTGGCGACAGCAAGACGTAGACGCTGAATAAGGTCGTCTTTGCCAACGTTTTCTTGACCACCTGGTGCAGCAAGAATTTCTCGACCGGGGCCTGCACCAAAGTCCATTCCGGCGGTCAATGGTTCGTTCGGGTTGGCTGTCATGCGGTCAAGTGCGCCCATTGAGCCTGGTGCGGGCGGGGGTGGTGCAGCCTCGACGGGTGACTGTGCCATTGGAACGGCTTTTTGTGCAGCGATTTGGCGGCCAGCCTCACCGTAGGTTTGTCCTTTTGCTGCTTTACGTTCGATGTTGAGTGTCGGGTTGCGCAAATCGGAACGGTTTTTATATTGTGGTGCCATTTAGACCATTGCTCCCATTTGGGGTGCTCCTCCGCCGAGTTGACCAAGCAAAGATTCGAGGCTTGGCGCACCTTGCGGGGCGGCGGGCTGTTCTGCGCCCATACCTGGCATTGCTAGACCGGGCATTGTTTCTGGTGCGCCTACCGGTGCGGGTGTTGCTTGTCGTTCTTGTGCACGTTTCTGTGCTGCTTGGATAGCCGCAGGTAGAGACATTGCGTTTGATGCCACCTTTTCTGCAATGAAAGCCAAATCATCAGGCTGGTAGGGGCCGTTCGGGTCCGCAGCCTGCGCCTGTATCGACTGGAGTAGCGCCGACTCGATACCTTCAGCGACCAGACGGTCACGTTCCAACTCTGGGTCAGAAATAAGCGGATACGCTTCACGGGCTGATTCCTTGGAGATGAGGCCGGTGCCGAGCAACTGGCCCAATGTTACCGTCAAAGAGTTCACATCGGAACCCGACGCCGAGTATGCGACATAGTGGAAGTCGGTTTCCCACAGTTTGTTCGGTGTGTAGTCTTTGATTCCGCCGCCCATGCCGGGAATAAAGAACGATTTGGAGGCATTACCCCAATACGTTTTTTCGAGCGCTATCGCAATTTTGTCTTCTTCAAGAAGTGCGGACGCCAATACTTCTTGTGATTCTTGGACACGGAAATCGACTGTTGCGGAAAGGATGGATTCGCCTCGGCGGCCTGTACGAATGTTGGTGCCGGATTCTCCACCGAACTCTGCGGGGATTGCACCCTCCAAACGTTCTTGTCGTTCGAGGCGGTCGAGTGCAATGTCCGTTTTGTAGCCGGGGTTCAACTGCAACTGTTGAATGTCGCCGCCCTTTACGACACCCAACTGGCCTGTTTTGCCGTCTGCGATTTGGATGATCTCCGGGTTTTCTCCGGGGCGGGCGATCAAATATTCGTCGGGGAAGATTCCTCGTTCGATAGCAATTTCGGTAAGTGCGGTGAGTCGTGCACGGGTGTAGTACATGCCGAGAATTCCGTCGAACTGGCCTTTCTGCCGATCAAGATTGATACGGCGAGGGACCACAACAAGTGGCATACCTGTCTTGTTTGGGATGCGGGACAGTTCAACAACATGTGCACCTTGATACATCTGTCCGGTGACAGGGTTGCGTTCGGCGTTGGTGCCCATCACTGCGGTCACGATTTCGTTGTCGCAAACGTATTCGAGGATGGTGAACAGGGTGTCCCATGATGGTTCGCCAACTTTGAGGCGGCGATCAAGTGTCGGACCGTAGTTTTGCATCAACCAGCGGTAAGTACGGTTGTAGGTGAAAATAACGTTTTCTGGGACCGGGTTTGTTGGGTCAACAATCGGTGCAGCGAAAGTATCAAGTGGGTTACGGAGATGCCATTCGGGGAGACGCTTATCGAAGTTTGGTTTGATAAACACGGGTGCTTCGCTGTAAGCCAACAGGTGTCGTGCCCGGTGCCGCATCTTTTGGTTCATGCGGTTTTGGTCCCAGATGGAAAGCATTGCCCGTTTGCGGTCACGGGCCATGTTCTTCGAACGTTCCTGCCCTTCACGCAAAGCAGGGAAGTATGGTGCGGGCATCGTTGATGCGACACGCATCGACATCTGGTCGAGACCCTGAACGAGAAGGTTCGCTACTGAAGTTTTCGTGTTTCTATCAAGTTCGTTTAACGGAACAACAACGTCGCCGTTGGCGAGGCGGCGTACTTCACGCATCTGTTCAAGGACAGGACCTTTAGCCTCATATCGTTCTTTATAGAGAGCAACGATTTCTTCGATTGATTTCATTCGGACCTCTCGCCAGCGACCGTCCAACAAAATAGCATAGTCAGTTCAATAGCCATGAGGGCCGCCACAGTCTCGGCGGCTTTTTTACCCGGTTCAGGTTGGGTAGGTTGAGGACTGCCATCCAGAGTGCCATCACAATGTCGGTGCCGTTCTTTTTATCTCGGTGCCATGCACAGAGTTCTTCGACGGCGGCCAAGGTTTTCCAGTTGCCTCGCATTGTGGGGAACCGGAGGTTGCCGGTACGGAGCAGGGGTGGGAGGAGGGCTTCGACGCCGAGTTGTTCGTCTATCTTGTTGCGGTGGGTTTGGTGGGGGACAACGTTGACTTGTTCCCGTGTCTGCCATTTGCGCACGAAGTCGTGGGCGAGGAGGAAACGTTGGGCGGCGTTGATTTCGACAACCCAGTGGGAGATGGGGTAGCCGAGATCGTTGGACCGGTCTTGCCATTCTTGCATGATGCCGGAGTACGCCCCGGTGGTGGTGTCGTAGCCGAGTAGTTCCTCGGCGGTCAGTTTGGTTCGTTCGATGTCTACGATGTGGAAGATGTTGGTTTCTGGCTGGTAGATAATCCAGACGAGTGCCCAGAACATTGTGGGTGAGGGGTCTACTGCTGCTATCGATATCCACGGGTGGGAGAGGCCACGGTCGATGTATCCGTGTTGCCGGTCCTGATCGATGCAACCGTTGTACTCTACGCCGTCTACGC